AGATACGTGACCGGGGAATCACGGAATGCTCAAAGGTGTCATCCGATGCAGGGGCTCTGCTGCATGGCCACGGACTTGGCACCCGAGACCATTACGTCCCGGCCTTGGAGATCCTGACCGCTGCAATGGATCGTGTAAGAGTTCCGCAGTCGTTTGGCGCTGCTCAGTCGTCTGAAGACAGCCTTCTGTCGGCCTATCGCCGTCTTGATCCGTCCGCACAGGGACTGGTGAGCATGACGGCGGAACGGCTCGCAGCTGGTTGAAACGCAAATAAAAAAGGCCACCCATTTCTGAGCGGCCCTTTTGTGCCTTTTAGCGGTCGACTGTCATCCCTCTCTGACTGTAGGGGAGACCAACAGCTCATTTTTAACTTCGTGTTGAGTCACGCCCGCGTCTGGTTTGTGTCGTTCGCGTCGACGCGGGAACTCTATTGCCTTACGTGTAGCTTGTCAATATGCACTTAATGGATTATTGAGAAGATTTTTGAAAATCGTGTTTTTGCCTTGTAAAACGCAGCGAGCCAACCCGATCGAGTTGGCCCTTCCCAGACTGCGTTGGTGAGTCGCGTTATTTATCCACTCGACTCCGGGCCGTAACTATGCTTCATCATGTTTCGATAAATCTTTGCAGCCTCTTCGCCGACCCACCTGCAAAGCGTCTGAAGGTCCGCATCAGCAACCGCGTTCCGTGATGGCTTCCATCCTCGAGACTGCCGACCTTCGACACCTTTCATTCCGACGCACAGTGACTGAGTTCCTTCCGAATCCCGCCAGGTGAATGTGCTACCCTTCCACGCTCGCCACAAACGTAAATCAACGGAAGGATGCCAGCCCTGAGCACATCGCTCCAGCGTTCCCAACACAGCCCGCGTCATGCCCGTTCGACAAAGGCTCGCGTGATGCTCGGACTGGTGATTGTGCCGATATAATTTGTGCCGCAAGTAGTAATATTTCGCCCCGAATTCGCCGACAAGATCTGCCCGCTGAAGTCGGCCGACCATCGTCGACAGATAGTGCGGCGCGTAGTAATCGTCATCCTCCACGACGAAAATGCACTCGCCATGAATGTGAGGAATCGCCGCCCTCAAATTCCTGCAGAGCGAATGATGTGGCATTGGGCGTTCTCGAAGGTACTGCTGCCCCATTGTGCAGATAGTGGGCTTAGCTCCATCATCGACAACGATCCACTGAATCTGGCCCGTGTACGTTTGCTGGTTCATCCATTGTTCGCACAACGCAAACGCTTCCGGCCTGTCTCCCGTTGGCGTGATAACGGTGATTTTTGGCGGATTCCACGGACCTGCTTGCGTCCAGTCTTTCGCTACCCGATTCGCCGTCAGTTGTCGACTGGCATAGATTGCCGCTGTGTCGCCAGTATGCTGCACCAGCGAGGGATTGTGAGTCAGGACGGGAATATCCTTTTCTGCACAGGCCCGGTGAACCAACTGATCGACGCAATCCGTTTTTTGCCAGTTCGCCCACTGCGAAGCCTGAGTGATGGCCTGCAGTGTTGAGCGTCGCATAAGCAACGCAAGCGAGCCAATTAAAGGCAATCGAATCTTCGACCATTGCGGCTTTTCTTGCTGTCGAGTTCCTGACGTGTAGAGGGAAAGCACCTCGTTTGTCAGGTCGAACGTTCGGACATAATCCGCAGCGTGCGACGATACTGCGATGTCGTCCTCGCACAGTAGGCACCATTCCGCATCCGTCGTCGCAAGCAAATCGAGACACATGGCCTTGAATGATTCAATTGGACCTTTTTTCGTCGGCCACACAACATCGCCAGTTACGCCCGAGTCAGGTTCGCAATATGTCTTCACGACCGGAAACCCGGCATTGACAATACTCTGAATTGTTTCTTGCCAACGTGGGGTGATTCGCTTTGCAATCCTGACTGCAACCTGAACCGTTGTGACGAATTTTAGCGGGTAGTTGACAACGGCAGCAGCAACCACTTTTGGAGCTGCAACAACCGGAGAAATCAGCAACGATATTGCTTCACGCCTGCGCGTGTTCTTTTCTCGCCACCACGAAGGCCACGGAAACTGTGACGACAGATGTTTTACGATTGCGTCGTGGTCGTGCGTCTTGTGCGTGTTAAGCTTTGTCAGGTATCCGAGGCAATCCGGACAGCCCAGCTTGCGGCCTATTTCTTGCTCAATGATTTCACGTATTTGCGTGCCGACTGTCGACACTTCTGGTTTCGCCGATCGTCTTTTCTTCGCGTTGACGGCCTGCACGATCTCTGCAGCATAGGCAAGCTTTTCCGCAGGGGTCATTGTGAGCGTCGATCTCATTCCTTGCCCTTGTTTTCCTCAATTGTCTTCTTCGCCTTTTCGATTTCGTGTTCCATCGCCTGTTCGGCTTTCTCTTGTTCACTCTTCAAAAATCCGGCCGTCATTGCTGGCTTGAACATTGTGACCAAAACCGCGATCGCTAACGCCACACACACAAGCATGATTTCACGCATGGACTCACCCCGTTATTACAACCGAGATTGATCCGCCACCGCTACAGACTATCGTGTAGACCAAAATTAGCGGATCAGGAGGGCAGGAAGAGGACGTCATCGTTGTTGCCCCGCCGCCGATGCAAATCGCAACACTGTCGCTATCGCGAATAATCGAGATCGAAGTTTCGCATTCTCCGAACAGGCACTGAAAACTGTAACCGTCGTAGGACCCCTCCACACGATACAGAAACGTCGTTTGCCCATCTTCCTCCGGGTCTAATTCGTTCGCGGCCTGAACTGTAACGCCAATTCCCGGAAAACTCACATCAACAAGCCACGGATAAATTGTGCCTTCAGGACACGGATCGCAGGTTATCCCATCATCGCAGCAACATTTCAAATACTCAGGAGGTCCAAACAGCCCGCCCATTTTGGAAGCTCCTTAGGCTGGACACTCTTCGCAGAGAATTTCTTCGCATTCTTTTCCGACAAAAACAATTGGCGTTTTCCCCTTTAACACTGGCGGCCCATCGGGGGCACAGCAATCCCATCGTTCTTTAAACTGCACAATGTGTTCCTGCATCCCGCGAACAGACCATGTTTGCGATGATGAGCCGGAGCCAGAACCAGACGCTGGCGGTTCAGAACCTTGCATTTTCGTCACCACGCAATCAGAACCAGCACGCAGCGGAATCAATATGGATGTCGGGTCGTAAGCCGTGACAGAAATTCCGATACCAGTGACACGAGGATTCGGATATTCCAACGTAAGTTCACATCCTGACGTCCCAGCCCCACTGACATTTCCGCACGGATCACACGTCGTTCCGCTCCCAGACGCTTCCTCTATGCCGTCCAGCGTGCCGAGTTCGACCGTATACCATCCGCATCCAAGCGACGCTGTGACCAACCCCCAGCGACTGCCACCTGCACCGCTGCCGACAAACCGGCCGATCAATGCCCGGTCATCTGTTGTTTCGTTGGCCCGATGATGCCCGTAAACGACGAACGGCCCTGAGCCTTCTTCAATTTCCCATGAATCCACGATTGGGAGATACTCTGCTCCCGGCTCGCTTGGATCACTTCCAAGCATGATCACAACGCCGAACCGAAACGCCCATCCTACTCCGGGGTCCGTTGACGACGGAACCGCAATCGGAAACTGAGAATTGAAAAGAAATTCGCCCGTCGTGGTCGTAGGCTTTTCAACGTCGATCGCAGTGACGTTGTGAATGTTTCGCGTTCCCGTAACTCTCATGCAGGCATATGGCGGAATGACCTCGTCTCCAGTGTTGTAGACGAATACGCGGTGAGGAGATGGCTCGTCAATCGTTCTGCGTTGATGGTAGTTCTTCGTTTGCTGTGATGGCAATTGCAGCTGCGACAAGTACCACTGGTACATGTCCCGCATTTTTTCCACAGGCAGAACGCCGATTGGCTCCATTATGCGACTCTCTTGATTAACGTGACCTGAACAGGAGTTGACGCTGTGTCAGAATCAAGATACGTCGATGCCAATGTTCCAACGATTGGAAGATAAGCCACCTCACCGGGCGGAACGTCGAACCATTTTACGAAGGATCCGCCCGAGTCACCGCCGACAGAAATGATTGCTGTGGCGTGCAGGTTTTCAATCCGACATGCCGCACTGTCAGTGACGTCACCGGCTGCGATGACCTCGTGAGTCGTTCCGACAACCTGCACGTTTTGCGTTTTCAATTCCGATGTCGTCGTTTTTTCCACGACTTTCATAGGGGGATTGTCAACCACCACGCTGCTGCGTGAAAATTGAAGTTGCGATGTAAACTTGAATGAGTTCGACATTACAAAAGCCCCAATGCTGAATATGGCAATGCGTTATAGATCTGCGTGTATTTCCAGATAGCCGCGTTTGGGTCTGTCTCTTGCGTTCCGTTCAGCTTAAGCAAAACTGGCTTCGTTACTTCCTGCCCGTTTACATCACGCGCCCGCACTGGCAACACACTGGCATCCGGAGTTGCAGAACCGTTGATCAACAGCCCCTCGTGACGCCAACGCTTGTACCACGCCTGAGCAGACGTCGCACCCATCAAAGGCAGGCGAAACTGAATTCGTGCTGTCACGTCCCATTGCTCGAGAGGCAGGCCAAACTTGAATTGATTCTTGGCAGAGTAGCCGACGATTCGTGCCGTACCTGGTGGCCATCCGAGAAACGTGTCCGAGTTCGTCGCGTGCCGATAGGCTGCAATAGCGTAGGCATTGAAGGTAAAGAACTTGCGGCGAATGACTGCGACGGGGTCTGATATCTCCATCGTTAGCCCTTCGACCTGCTCTTTGCAAGCCGTGACAATCGCCTCTCCGTCATAGTCGCGGTCAATTGGTTCCGTTGATGTTGAGTCCGACCATTCGATGTCAACGGTTGCGTCAAATCGTTGCCCCTCGTAATTCAGCGTTACGATTGACGATATCGGCCCGACTTTTTCGACCGACTTTGTTTTCAAAAATGAATCAACCGTTGGAGCGTATCGCGATCTGTACGCCGGAAGCAACGACGTTTCCTTGATAACTTCCGCATTATCGTCGACAGCATGAGTGACAAAATATGCCGATGTGTGGCTGTATGTCGTCGCAAAGTTATCGTATTTTTCGGATGTTCCTGTACCGCCTTCGCGGCTCCACATTTGTGTCGCGTCAAGAACTGCCATCAGACAATTGCCTCCATCTGCATCGTGTTGGCGGTGTTCTGGCGAACGTCATCCCAGACCTTCATTTGATCTCGATCGAGCTGCACGAGGATTTTTGCCTTTGGCGGTTTCGGTGGTGGCGGATCTTTGAGCAGCCGAATGATTTCCTGCATCTGATCCGGCAGCCGCATTCCCGGGCCGCGCGTCAGCAATCGCCCTTCAGTGACCGGCGTTCCCTGCATCAGAACGGACGGCCTCATTTTCAGGTCAATGCTGCTTGCCGCGTTCTGCACTTCGGTGGAAAGCGTAGAGCCGACGCCCAGCATTCTGTCACGCATCTTGTTTGAGAACTCTTCGCCGAGACGCCCGCCAACAGCCCCGATTTTTTCAGCAAGATCCTTTTCCCGTTGAGTCAACTGGCGTTCGGCGATCTCTGGCAGTGATGTCAGTTGAGATTTGAAGCCATCGAGCAGGCTGATACTTGCCGCCTCCCCCAGCCCTTTCATCAGCCCATCGATTCCGCCTTCACCTCCGGACGCAATGAACGCAAAGATCTGGTAAACTGTTTCGCCGATGATTCGCCCGGCGTTTGTGATGATCGTTATCACGCCGTTGAATGCGTCTTGAATCAGGTTGATGAAGTTTTCGCCGAACCACGTCACATAGGCCGGAATGGTCTGCGTGAAGGCGTGCATGACCACCTTGGAAATGGTGATCATCGCCAGTTCGGCCGCCGCTTTTGCTATCTCCCAGACGCTTCCAAGATTCGTGACGATGACTTCCATAAAGGTAAACGCACCCACAATCACATTGATTGCCGCAACGATTTTTTCTTTCACCCAGTCCATCACCGGGCCAATGTTCTCCAGAATCTTTGTGGCGTAATCGACCGCCGGAACAAGCAACGAATCAAGTGACGTCGCTAACTGCTGAAGCCCTGCATTGATCAGCACACGAATCGGGGCAATGATTTTGCCGATCGATTCCATGAGCGTTGACATTGCGGAATCCGCACGACGGCCCGAGCCTGCAACAGTGCCCATGTCTTTTGACTGTTGGGCGAGCCCCTGATTGGCAATCGCCATAACGGCCGCAAGTCGCTCCTGATTCGTCCGCATGTACATGATTTGCGGGTTGACAGCGTAAAATGCGTCGAAGTTCCCTTCGAGGGCTGATTTCAAATCGCCCATCGCAGACGCTGCATCTTTGCCCATTGCGTTGCCGAGCCCGATAGCGGCTTTGGCTGCATCATCCATTTTGCCGGTTGCAAACCCTATCCCTGACGCCTGCTGCATCAGTGCCAGCGTCGCATTGTCAGAAACGCCGGTCATCTTCTCGATTGACTTAGCGACGTCCTGCATTCCCTTTGATGCTTCGGCTGCTCCGCGAATCTGCAACGCGGAGTTCAGCCTCTTGACCGACTCTGTCTGTGCGTCATAGGCTGCGTTGATTCGGTTGAGCCCGCCTAATGCCGCCAGTGCTGCCTTTACAGCAACATAGACCGTTGTTAGTGCTCCTGTGACGGCTGCCAGTCGTTGCGTAGACTTTCCGACCGAGTCAGTCTTTTGCTCAAGACGCTGGAGAGATTTTTCGACGGCGGTCATTGCAGGCTGTGCCTGATTCTTTCCGCCGATGACAAAATCGATGCCGTTGCTCACAAATTCCGCCTTTTGTCTCGTTCGCTTTCGACTCGATACTCTTCACTTCGCAGGATGCTTCTCAGCTCGAACCACCACGCCGACTGATCAAGAATTCCACCGACAACCGGCAAATGGTGTTCACTTGCTGTTATGATCTGAATATCACTGTTGAGTTCCGGCCCTATAAACTTCATCGGGCATTGATTGACCTCAAACCATCCGTCATCGCAGTGCTTACAGTCTTTGCCTTCACCGCCGCATTCCGGACACTCAATCTCTGCGGGCTGTTCTGGCGTTACGATTTCCCGGCATCGGCCTACGCAGGACTTACAGAGTTCACCGCATCGCACGAGGGCTGCGACTCGGATTTTTTTTTATCGTCGGTAGATGGCAAAAACGTCTCAACCGCAATTCCTGACAGCTCAATCAGTTCGCCAAACCCAATTCCAAGCGGAATGTTTTCAATACTGAACCGCAGCATCGCACCTTCAGTGTTTGGATCGGGGATGTTTTCCCATCCAGTGACGAAGACGCCAGCAAGCTCTACAAGCGAATCAATCTGTTCATCAAACGATTTGTCTTTGACGTTTGCACATGACACGATCTGTTTCGATTGTGGAATGTTTGGTACTCGACAAATCAAAACCGGCCGCTTGTCGCCTAGTGATTCTTCACCAAGTGCTACGCGGACGATATCGCCGGGCCTTAAACTTCGTTTCGCCATTTGTTTGTGATCAATCAAAAGTGATAGTGAGTTCTGTATCTGCAGAACTGCCCGCAGTACACAGCCAGGTCAGATCGTCGGTCAGCATGTCGCTTCGATTGCCCTGCTGCTTGTTCTCCAATTGAGCCTCTGGGGCTGCAATCGTGATCGATGTTCCAGACGCTCCGATTTGCAACGAGAACGCTTCTGGGGTACTGGTGAGCCACTTAGCATCGCGATCTTGCGTTGCCACGAGCACCGACTCTGGATCTGCCGTGATGACCGGGGCACGATTCGTGACAATGGCAGACACGTACCCGCTGCGATCGGATGCGTTGACGCATTCCCGCATAATGACGGAGTTGCCAGCGTCGATTTCGACTGAACTGGTACAGAGTGCAACTGAGTTCCATGTCAACGCACCGGCCGCAACTCGCAGCGGAAGAACGCTCGGATATGTCGGCGAAAGAATTGCCGTGTCGGTTTCGTTGCTGGAGTATTTGCCAGTGAACGTAAACTCGATCATTGCCGCCTTGCCGGTCTCTGCGATGATCTTCCATGTTCCCATTGCGCCCGACAGCAGTTGACGCTTTCCGTCCTTGTAGTGGCCAATTGTAAGCGTCTTGACAGTTCCCGCCGCACTTGGCCCCGCTGTTACTGGAGAGAACACACCCGCTGTTTCAACCCAGCCGCAGGCTGGCAGCAATACGGACGCCCATGACGGGATGTCGGTGCCGTTGTAGCTCATCCCAAATCGAACCGTGCATGTGCCCTGCATTCCCTCGGGAATTCCCGGAAGATAGTTAAACCCTCCCTGGCCTTCACGTCGTGTTACCGCGACGCTCGGCTGAATGTCAAACCCTTCCGCATTGAATGCGGCTTCTGTTCCCGTGAGTGATTCAGCAGTCCCAACAGTGGCCTCAACCTTGGCAGCGAATACGGCTTTGCGTCTGAGCAGTGGCATTGTGTTTTCCTATTTCGACACGAGCCCTTCAGCCCGAAGAATGTTGAGTTTGATTCGTCGTTCCATCTGCTTTCGCAGCTCGTCGTTGATTCGCTTGATTTGCGGCTTCGTGAACTTGTTCTTGACGTATGCCCCGAACGCCGAGACGCCTCGAATATGAATGATTGGCAGCCGCTCCTTGCCGACCCTGCGGAACGCATTGCCACGCCACTTCACATTCATCACGCCCGGTTTCGGGCCTTGAAATGCTCCCTCGACTCGATTCCGTCCACCTTGTTTTGAGATCTTGAACGAGACGCCTTTTTTGTCCTGCCGTGCTCCGAAGTGTCTGAGCCCGAGTCGCCTTGTCTTTGCGATGCTGACTGTTGTGTTTGGCTGCTCCGCTGTGGCTTTTGCCTGAATCTTTAACGGGGCTTCAGACTCTTTTTTCTTGATCGCAATTACGCTCCGAACGTCTCGCCCGATGTCCAGTTTGGTTTTTTTTGCAACCGCGTTAATTGCCGCTGCCAGTTCTCGACCGAATTTCTTTTTGGCCTTGCCAACCGACTCACGCAACCGCGTTAACTGCTTTGCGTCGATGTCAATGGCTATCATGCTCGCACCGCGTATAAATCACCTTCCGTCACTCGATATGTCACCATCAGCGGAATTGCAATGCCGTCATATCCTCCGTCTGATGTTGCGGTCTGCTGTGCTCCGAGATCTGCAAGAATTGCAAGCTCTCCAAACGTATGCCACGTTGCTGGATCGTTCACAATTGCTTTGTGAATCTCTGATTCCATGACATCTTCGTACACCTCGACTGGCGTTGTGTCTTTTTCACTTGGCGCGATGTGAACACGAATCAGAAATGTTTGCTGATAACCGACTGCTGGCGGATTTCCCGGACAGTCGATATCTGGAACCCTTACAACTTCGCCGCGAGTCAAAACAATCAGGCCGTGTCGTGGTGTGTATGTCGCCAGCTTTGTCGGCCTGACGACATCGACAAACGAATATGCACCAGCACTGCCTGACACTAACGCTTGGAGCCGTGCAAAGATCTCATCTGCGATTCGCGAGACAACTGGAGTTTGAAGCGTCACCGACATATAAGCACCAGCATTCCCTCATCATGTTCCGACAGCAACTGCACAGAACGTTTTGTTGCTGTTTCGCCAATTCGCACAGCTAGCTTGATCATGTCGCCGCCGGTGTTCAGTTCCTCGCTGCTAATGCCTGTTGTGGAACTGTTGGCAACTCGAACCTCGAACTCTGGCACGATTTGCTCATCCGGCCCAAACGTCGAAACCTGATTGCGAGTGACAACGGCCCAAATCGTTCTTGGAGTTGCGGGCGTCCCGAACCGATGCGGATAGTATGTCACCTGCTCCCGGAAGTGACCTTCCTGCAGAAACACGCCAGCCGCATCAGTTACGATCCGTTCCGCTAAGCTCATTACGATCGCCGTGACAGAATTTTGATGTAGTCCATTGTGAACACATCAGCGTTAGTATTTGCAGCCTTTTGCAACTGAATCATTGGCTGCACGCTGCCAGTGTATGCACTCATGTCAAACGTCGTTGATGCCGCGACTCTCACGCCATCGATGTAGAACTTGACGTTTGACTTTCCGCCGCTGAAGTCGATAACGAATTCTTTGTACGTCGTTCCCAGTGCCACACCGGATGATATGTCGTTCTTGTCGGTCGTTCCGTCGTCGGTTTCGCAATAAACCAGCGTCGTGCTGTTTGCGCCTTCCATGCGAAACCATGCACTTTCAGCCATGCTGTCTGCCGTGTCATTTCGGTCAGACGATACGCCAAACACCAGAATAGAACCGCTTGTAAATGTCGCGGCTCCGATCTTTGCCCGCATCTCGACACGAATCAAATCGTCGATATCGAACGCTTTCGCGTCGTTATGATGGAGTCCGAGGATCTGTGCCTGGTTGTCTGCGGTGAGCGTCAGGATCGCAGCCCCGCCGTTGCGGACGTGAGTCGGAGGTGCCGCGCCAGTGACGTCCGTCAACCACGGCGTGCCAATGTTTGCTGATGTAGGAAACGTTACCGACGCTCCGACGAAGTCGTCAACGTACTCCTGAAAATCAATAATGCCTGCCATCGATCTTACCTTTCAAACAACGGTCTTCGCATTCCGCTACGTTGTGGAGTGCTTTCAAAAGTCCGGCCGATTACATGACCGGCCGGACGGTTTCAAACTGCCAGAGCATTAGGCCCCGGCGTGCTTGTACAAGCCGCGGAAGTCAATGGCAGCAACGCCAAACGTTTGACGAACCTTGTACTTGTAAACGTCCTTGTCGAAGTCCCATTCGTTTTCAAGGACTGGAGACTGTTCGCCTTCGAGGAAGGTGATTTCGACTGTGTCGACTTGACTGTTGTTTGCTGCCAAGTACCACGCGGTTGAGCTTGCTGCATCCAACAGCGGTTCAACGATGACCTTCAATGGTCGATCGCCGTTTGGCCCATAGATGTTCTTGGTGTTGCTGTTGCCTGCAGCCGAGCCACCAACGGACGGATCAGCGATAGATCCCAGCAACTGCAGTGCTGTTGCACTGATGGCCGCTGGAACAATCAGGAAGGCAGGCTGAATGTTCAGAATCACGTCTGAACGCAGGCCCTTCTTGGTCATCATGCTGATGTATGCAGTGTTCAGAGTTGTGACACTCGGAGCACCCGCACCAGTTGCAAGGTTTGCATGACCGCCAGCGGTCGTCTGAGCTGTTGCGTTAAACAGCAGGCCAGTGTCAGCCATTGCGGCGTTTGCTGTCAGAACACCGTATACGGCTTGATTCTGCAATCGTCGGCACGCTGCACCCTGCATTGCAGGAATGCGGCTGATTGCGTCGAGGTCATCGTTGACGACGGTTTCCCAAGTCACGGTAAACATGTTGCCGTACTTGTTAACCTTGTAAACTTCCTTGGCATCGCTCATCGCGGCTTCGGGATATTCCTTGCCTTCCGGAACCATTTCCGGAGTACCCATTTCGCTGAATCGAATGCGGTTCAGATTCTTAAAGTCCGCAGTCGTTCCGGCATCACGCGCCCACATTGACCAGGTGTAAGGGGCTTCCTCATAACCAGCCAAAAGAGTTTTGTTGGCAGCATCCAGCAACAGGTTGCTGAAGCTTCCAGTCGTGTGGTACGCATCACGCTGAATTCGGAACCGATTCATCGTTCCCGGATGACCCATCGCAACCAGTGCGATGTCTTTGGCGGCCATGCGTCGCACATCGCAGCCCATCTTCTCCGCGTACATCTCTGCCACGCGACCCAGCTTCATGCTGACGAAGTCCTGATGTCCGGCGGCCGGGTTCGCAATGGTCTGATTTCGCGCCCCGCTCGCCTTGAGCGTTCGCATAATCATGCCGTCGCGGGCTGCCGCAAACAGCTTGTCGTCTGCTGATTCAGTGACGCTGACACGTTCGGTCGATTGACCGGCTGGTTTGTTGGCCATTCGCTCAAGAATCCTTGTTCTTGCGGTGTTGAGGTCAACGCCGTCGTCACAGAGACTGTCGGCCACTGATCGCTCGATTTTGTGAACAGTGCAAAGAGCCTGAATCTCCTTGCGTCGCTTGGCATCATTCCGCAACGCGCGGCTGATAGCGTCTTCAACCTTCTTCTTGTCTTCTTCTGGATCAGTCACGCCGTCCATGTTTTCCACTTTCTTGTCTTCCGGTGGAGTTGTGTCGCCGTCCATGTTTTCCACTGGCTCTGGCGGTTCTGCTGATGCCGACGTTCCAAGCTTTCCAACGACCCATGCCAGAATCTGGTTCGGGTCTGTCATGCCTTCTGGGAGCCCCATTGCTGCGAGCTGGCCCAATAGTGCCTCGTCCATTCTTTCTACCTTTCTTTCGAGGTCTGTGTAGGACCTGCGGACAGTTGAGTGCTCGTCTGCGCCAGTGGCACAAATCGATGCGTTATGCGGCTGCCATCGCACATGGATGACCGCCGGTCCTTCAATCACTGCTCCACGTTTCGTCGTGTAGCTTTGGCCGTGTGGCACAAAGAGCGACTCCATCGGCACGGCTGTAATTGAAAAG